GCTATATCGCGGGCGACCAGATCCCGCTGGTGCCGTTCTTCTTTGAGTACACCGTTATCGACGGCATCACGCGATTCCAGGGCATGGTGCGGCCGGCAATCGATTCTCAGCGTCTGCTTAACATCGCGACCAGCAACGTCGCGGATTCGCTGGCTGCCCCGACCGACTCCACGCCTATCGTCGCACCCGAGCAGATCGACGCCAAGCTCGCGAAGGACTGGGCTGAGCGCAAGGTCAAGCGTCCCGCGCTGTTGGTGCTGAAGCCTGTGTATGGTGAGGATGGCCAGATTCTACAGGCCGGCTTGTCGGGGATGATTGAGCCGCCCGCTGTATCGCAGGCCGCGGTCGCGCTGCTCCAGTTCTCGGACGGTGCCGTAGCCGACCTGATGGGTGAGACAGATCGTCCTGAGACAGTGCCCACCAACACCAGTGCTGCGGCTATCCAGCTCGTCAACGATCAGGCTGACGTCAACGATTACCTGTGGCACGACAACTTCGCGCTAGCGCTCGCTCGCTCGGGCCGCATCTGGCTTGGCATGGCGAAGGAGCTGTATGCCGAGCCCGGCCGCAAAATGGTTGCGATTGACCAAGAGGGCGCTGAGAACGAGATCACGCTGTCTGAGCCGACTTATGGCAAGAATGGTCAATATCTCGGCAATGACCTAACCAGCGGTCAGTATAACGTCGTTGTCGACGTTGGTCCCGCCACGAAGACGCGCCAGGATGCGACCGTGCGCGCGATGCTGGCGATTGCGGATAAGTACGCTGCCATCCAAAACATCGACAACGCCAATGCCGCATTGGGTGTCGCTGTAATGAATATGGAGGGCGAAGGTATCGAAGGCGCTCGGGCCGCTGTCCGCAAGCAGCTTCTCCCGTCAGGCTGGATCGAGCCCAGCGAGGAAGAGAAGGCTGAGCTTGAGGCGGCACAGGCCAACGCTCAGCAGCAGCCTGATCCTAACACCGTTATCGCGCAGGCTGCGATGGTGACGGCACAGGCGGATCTTAAAAACGCTGAGACGAAGGCCATGGAGGCCAACGCTCGCTATCTGACGGCTCAGGCCAATCTCAAGGTTGCTGAGGCGAAAGCCGCCGCCACCTTGGCATCTATTCCGCGTGACGATGCTAAGCAGCTGCTCGCTGAGGTGCAGGCCGAGACGAGCAGCGACCGCGAGGACGATCGGCTGCATCTCGATGCGGCATCGACGGTAGCCGATCACAATCGGCAGGATATGAGGGACCTCAATGGCAACGCTGGCTGAAGATCTGACCAACGAGTTTGAGGACGATCTGCCCGAGGTAGAACCCGAAGACGACGGCGGTGAAGCGCAGGAGTCTGAGGGAGATGGCGAAGCTGAGCCGGAAGGTGACGGCGACGACGCCCCTGAAGAGGTTGACGTCGTCGGCTGGGGTGATGCTGAGATTGAAGCCGCGGACGAGCCCGAGGGCGTTCGCAATCTTCGCGCCGCACTGAAGCGTGAGAAGGAGCGCGTCAAGGAACTTGAGCAGCGCGCGGCTCCGAAGGTCGACGAGGTTGGTCCGAAGCCGGACTATGACGACTATTTCGACAAGCCCGAGCAGTTCGAAACTGACTATGCTGCATGGCTCGAGCGCAAGCGCGCAGTCACCGAGCGTGAGGAGGTGCAGAAGGTAGCTGCGCGCCGCCAAGCTGAGAAGTGGCAGTCGCAGAGCCAGGCGCTTGACGATGGCTACACCGAACTTCGCGCGCCGGCCAAGGATGCCGCTCGAGCCATAGTTGAGGAGCAGTTTGCGGGCGAGCCGTTCGCCTTTCTCGTCAAGGCCGCTGGCAAGAACGCGCCTGCTTTCATCTACGCGCTCGGCAATAGCGAGGAACGCCGCGCCGAACTGAACGCGCTCAAGGAAGAGGGGAGCTGGGCTGAGTTTATTGCAGCCGCAGCCGTCATGGCAAAGGAAGTGAACGTGCAGCGTCGCAAGCCCACCACCACACCTGAGAAGCAGCATCGCGGGTCCACCAACGGCGTCGGCGGCAAGACTGACACCGTGCTGGCTCGCCTAGAGCGTGAGGCTGACGCTTCGGGCGATCGTACCGCGCTGCTCGAGTACCGTCGCAAGCTCCGTGCGCGTGAGGCTGCGCGTGGATGAATACCCGAAGATGATGTATCAGGCGGGCGGCGTGGAGTTGATCCACGGGCGCCCGCTGATGACGTTTGTCGTCAATGACGCGATCGAAGAGGCTGTAGCGATCGAAGAGGGGTGGCATGCGTCCACCACGCCGCCTGAGGCTACTGAGCCGTTGAGGCGTGGGCCAGGGCGGCCTAGGAAGATAGAAGCTTCCTAGCTTTCTTTCGGGCCCAAGTTGCTTCCATTTTGGCGCGGCGTTCGGGTGACCATCCCGGCAATCTCTTGCCTAACTTGGCCTGACGAATAGCTTCTTTTGTAGCTTCTGAGCGGCGCAACCCTGTCATGCCTTTAGAGACAGCGGCCCGGTGTTCCGGAGTGCTAAGGCGCGCTCGCAACACCTCTGCTTGTGCAGCCTTGCGTTCCGGCGTCCAACTATCCTTAATAGACTTTGCAGCTTTCCGCCTCGCCTGTGGGCCATGTAAGGCGCCTTTCATTGCCTCCGTTAGCGGCCTTCCAACCCCACCATCGCCGCCTCCTGTCAGATTATAAAGGCGTAAATTAAGCGCTTGGTAGCAGGATATTGCCTCTCTTTCTGCAAGCCTGAGGGACGCGTCATCATCTGACAGGAACCACTCAGCCCATTCGAATGCGTCAAAGCCATATTTCCGGAGGGCGCAGGTGAAAGGCTGCATCTTTCCATTCCGTGCCGCGGAATGATGTGTAAGCCGCCGAGCGGCGAGTCCCATCACGCTTTTGCCGATGTAGAATGCGCCGTTGACGGTGTTCAGAGCGATATATACACAGCCATTTGCCATGCGGGCCTCCATCCCGTGTGAGGGCCGGGGGTGCGCTAACACCGCCCGGCCCAACCTTTTTAACGGGGCTTGCATCGTTTCGCAAGCGCGGGTATTGTCCGCTTACGCCATCGGCTTCCAGGGTGCCGCGAACCTCTGCGTAATAGGCTGCTATCAGCAACTTTATTGCGTTGGAGGGTAATTATGGCAAACAATTTCACGAAACAAGAGATCGTAATGTTTGACGACCTCGTCGACGGTTTCGACGACGCGCTCGTTATTGCCAAGCAGGCGACCAAGTACGTGCCCGGCACTCCTGAGGAGATGCAGCGCGGTCGTGACCAGTTCTGGATTCCGGCGCCCATGATCGGCGCGACCTTCTCGGGTGTGGACCAGACCAGCAACTTCGGCGACATCACGCAGACGCAGGTGCCGGTGCAGGTCGGTTACTTCGAGTCGGCGAACGCCAAGATCGGCCCGTTCGATGCGCGCAACGACAGCGCGGTTCGTCAGTGGATGGAAGCCGCCAAGCAGCGCCTTGCCAGCCGCATCAACTTCACGCTGTACCAGACGGTCGCACTTCAGGGTTCGATCACCGTCAAGCGCACCGTGTCGCCTACTGGCTATGACGACGTCGCGCTTGCCGACGCCGCCATGACCGAGATTGGTGCGTCGATGCTTGACCGCAAGATGGCGCTGGCGCCGCGTGTCGCCAACGCGATGGCCGGCAACCTTGCTAGCCGTTCTGAGGCGACCAAGCGCTCGAGCGACGCTTACGAGCGTGCGATGATCAACAGCGACATTGCCGGCTTCGAGGTGTTCAAGAACGACCAGACGATTCTCCTGACGGCGGCGACTGGCGGCGCGACTACGGTCAACGGCGCCAATCAGTACTACGTCCCGAAGGCGACGATCCTCGACAACCTCGGCGTCGAGCAGAACGTCGACAACCGCTACAGCGACCTCGTCGTCACTGCGGCAAACTATGTGGGCATCAAGCCGGGCGACGCGTTCACTATTGCGGGCGTCAACTCGGTCCACATGATCTCGAAGCAGAACACGGGCCAGCTTCAGACCTTCCGCGTGATCAGCAAGCCGACTGCGAACACGATCCGTATCGCGCCGGCTCTGATCTCCGGTCAGGGCGCAACGAAGCCGGAAATCGAGTACCAGAACGTCACTGCTACCCCGGCAAACGGCGCGGCCATTACGTGGCTGAACACCACTGACGCGGCGCTCAACCCGTTCTTCACGAAGGGCTCGCTGCTGCTCATTCCGGGCAGCTACGCGGTCAACGCGCAGGACGGCTGGAACGTGACTTCGGCGACGACCCCGCTCGGCATTACGCTGACGATGGTCGCGCAGGGCGAGATCAACGACCTGAGCCGCAAGATCCGTGTCGATGCTCGGTGGGGCACCGCACTGACGAACCCGCAGCTTGCGGGCGTCGAGCTGTTCAACCAGGCATAACGGAGGCTGACGATGGCTACCAAGAAGACTGACGTGCCCGAGAGCGCTTCGGCGCAGGACGGCCTGGGCCTCACCGACGCAGAGCTGGCAGCGGCTCGCAAGGAAGGCGCGAAGGAGGACGCCAAGGAAGCGGCCAAGGATACGCACCGCTTCCTGACGGACGGTCAGAACCTCGGCGATAACCAGCCAGACCGCTGGCTCGGCTCGGATGAGGTGATGCAGTACGCGCCGACCCTCGACCTCTCGGTTGAGGACTTCGAGAAGCGCATCAACGGCAAGGATGACGTCGATCTTCCCGAAGAGAAGATCTACGGCCTCCTGAAGCTGGAGCGCTCGGGCCAGAACCGTACGCCTTACGTCAAGGCGATGATGAAGCGCCTCGGCCTCAAGAAGGAGGATTTGCCCGCTGGTGGTCCCTCCTACACCAACGACCTGACGAGCGTCAGCGACCTGTGACTACCAGCCCCGCGGTTTATCCCCGCGGGGCACCTATTCAGGGTGGGTCATGCCAGTTTTAACGCCTTTCCGTAGACTGACTGACCCGCTGCAAGTGCCTGTTGCAGCGTCGGTGACGCGCACCGACGTTACCGCTGGCTACATCCCCGATGGCGCCGAATCGTTCTGGATCTGCAACCCTAACTCGTTCTGGGTGCGGCTGAAGGGTTCGGGCATCAACCGCATTAACGGTATTGGCATGAGCGGCGATTACGTCGCCGTTGTCGGTGACACGGGATTCGGCACGGGCTGGCATTTCCCGCCAGGGTACTGCGGCGTGTTCATGTCGCAGAAGCCGCGATACCTTTCCACCATCGCAACGAACGCGCAGGGACTGACGCCCGGAGACGGGTTTCTCGAGCTTGCTTGGGGGTCGGGCGTATGAGGTCGGGGAGTGGCTTCATTCCGCCCTCCGCGGGGCCTGCAGGCCCCAAGGGAGACAAGGGCGATGCGGGGGCTCCGGGAGCATCTGGCGCGCAAGGTGTTGCTGGCCCGGCTGGTGCTACTGGCGCGCAGGGTCCGAAGGGTGACACCGGTGCTACTGGCGCCAAGGGCGACACCGGGGCAACGGGTCCCGCTGGATCCCAAGGGGCGGTAGGCGCGACGGGTGCCACTGGCGCTGCCGGCGCTACGGGCTCGCAGGGACCTGCTGGCTTTGGCACGGTTACTCCGTCGACCCCCACGCGCGTGATTGGCACGGCGTTCCAGCCGCATGCTACCAAAGCGGTTGAATGCAGCTATTCGATCAAGACGCAGGTGACGAACCCGGTCTTGGCGGGAACGTCCACGGCGACGGTGCGCCTGCTGAGCGACGCTTCCAACCCGCCGACTACAGTGCGAGATGCCGTTGAAGCAACCTCGGGCGTCGGCGTGTCGGTCACTATTGCCCTGACAACGAGCAATACGGCTGCGTTGCGATACATCGTGCCGGCGGGTCATTACGTTCTCCTCCAGCAGGCCATAGTTGGCACTGGCTCTGCTTCTATCGCTGCTCAAACTGAAGAGGTTTTAGGCTGATGACCGTTCGACTTCTCCGCCCTTATGCGGGTCAAGCCGCCATGACGGTCTACACGGGCAGCGATGAGGATGTGCTCAAGGCGACCGGCTCTGCGGATGACAACCTTGAAGGTGCCAGTGATTATGCGACCTTCAAGCGCCGTCAACAGGGCTCGCGGCTGAGTGCTGGCGGGCTCACGTCCGCGCTTCAGGCTAGCGGTGTGCCGAGGGTATTCGGCAACCCCAGCCCTTACCGCGTTGTCGCATCGCGCGGGAAGGTGCCTCATAACGCAAACACGATGGCGAGCAAGTACGGCGCCACCAACGGCGCTGCTGCGGTTCGCCGTGAAAGCCGGCGGTGGATGCCGTTCCTTTCGGTCGCGCCTTCGGGCCGTCTGTGGATCATGTTCCAGAACAGCTATATCTCGGGTAATGCCGGCGGAGAGATGGCCGGGCCAACCGGCGTTACGATCATGGCTGGGCTCGAGGTGGTGAACAACGGTACCGCCGTAAGCCGTGCCATCAAGTTCCCCGCGGCGACTGCGGGGATCGATCCCGATCGCACGTTCGGCCTTGGCGCCGTCACTACAGGCGACCAGACGACCTACACGCCTGCTGCCGGAGAAATCTGGTTTGGCTACGTCGACCTGACCGACTATGGCTTTACCGCCTGGCCGGCGAATGCGGATGTATGGGTCCGTACCAGCGAGGCTTTCACGTCAGGTGTCGCGCTGCTTGATCAGTTCAGCACGACCAGCAGCATCCAGAGTCCTTCCAGAGATTGGACCCGAGTTTTCGACAGCACGCAGACCCAGGCGGCTGCCAACCAGACGCTTGGGACCGGCGACATCACCGGCACGGCGGGCAACGTAGGCACCGGGAACGCCGCGGCATGGAGTGCTACTGCCATTCTCGGGACCTGGGGTGTGCAGTCCTTGCCGAGCGTGCTGGCAAACGGCGACAGCATCCTTACGGGATCTTCCTTGACGTTTGATTACGGCGCCGACGTCAATGGCGGTGCGGGCAACGGGTCTGGCAGCTTTCAGCATATTGCGTGCCGGCGGGCGGGCCTGCCGTTCGTTGATGGCGCTCGGGGCTCAGACACCTACCAGAGCTTCAACCTTCAGCTTAAATCGCAGACGCGCAAGATGCTGATGCTGTTTGTAGACCAGATGATCGATGAGATGGGCATTAACTCGGCCGGTCCCGGCGCCGACGCTAATCTGGCGAGCATGCGTAAGCTATACACGGAAGCGCGGTCGCGTGGCGTGCGGCGCATCATCCGCACCACGCTAACGCCACAGACGACCAGCACAGACAACTGGGCGACGCTTGCTAATCAAACGCTATCCGCCTCGCGGACGGTCACGAAGGATTTTAACGCAAAAGCAATCGCAATGACCGGCCGCTATGACGGGCCCGACATGATTGTGGACGTTTCTGGTGCCATCTCGTCACCGCTGGATCCTGACAAGTTTCTGACCAACGAGGGTAATCTCACTGCAAATTATGGCGTGATCGACGGTCTCCATCCAAGCCAGCTTGTGCAGCCTCTTGCGGCAACCCCGCTTCAGAGCGCACTAGCGCAGCCGCTACTGTAATGGCGACGGCACTCCGCAAAGACGGGCGGTCCTACACGTACCGCATCGTCGGAACGAAGGTTGTGGATAAGCCACGATCGATCGTTGACGCGGAGATTTCCGGCGGCAATCTGATCATTTATTTTTCAGATGGCACCCAGGACAATACGGGCATTGTCGGCACCACACTAGCCAGCACGTTGCCGCAGAATGCGGTCGTAAGCAGGATAACGGGGCAGCTTCTGCTCAGCCCGGTGACGGGTGACCAACTCGTGGGAGGCGTGCAGCCGTGACGCAGTTTCTTGACAAACCTGACCTGATCGCGGCGGATTTCGCTGGTGCAGCGGCTGACCTTGGCCTTCTTACGACTTCGCAATTTACCGATCAGGCAAACGTAGCCGGGTTGGTCAGCGCCACTTCGTTTCCTTCTGTACTCCAGCCAGTTCTAGACGGAAAGGAGTACCGGACTGAGCGCTATCGCGTCGTAATGCCCGATACCGGTGACAGCGCTTCGCTGCTCAACGACAGGCTGGAAGAGCTGGGCACGCTTGGCGGCGGCACTCTTATTCTGGATAGCGGCGGCGCTCCCTTCGTGGTTAATAGCACGATCAACGCCGCATTCTCTAATGTGAGCATCGTTTCCAGGGCGGGCAAAAATACGCTTAGCTTCGTCAAGGGCAATACCTTCCCTGATGGCGATACGCTGCTGTCCTGCCGTGGCGATGGCAGCAGCGGCAACACCGGCACCAGCCATGTCAGCGGCAACGAGCTGAGCGGGTTTGCTCTGAGCGGGCGGTCCCCGAACGGAACGCAGAAAGCTGGCTATCTTCTCGACACGAGCTACACGGGGGGCTTCCACTACCGCAATCTGGCGTTCCGGCGCTGCAATAACACGGCTTGGTATCGTGAGGAGGAGTGGGACGCTACCGCATACGATACCCGTCTGATTAACTGCGGCGGCCCCAATGGTTCGACTGACGCAGCGATGCGAATTGTTAGCTCCACAGCTGACAGCTCGAACAATCTGCGCCACTATGGCACTTGGTGGGAATCGTTCCAGCACATGGCTCTGTCGATCGAAGTCGGCACGAACACCGGAGGAACCGGTCCTTACGGCATTCTTTTCTCTGGCGGCAAGGTTGAGTCTATCTACCTTGTGGCGAATTCGACTCTTATCCAGGTGTCGGAGAAGTGTCGGGGCATTATTATGCGCGACCTGATCGTGGCTATCGGCGGAGTTAATGCCGTTGGTGGGCTGGTGCGCGGCATTGAGATGAACGGCCAAGCGTCCATTTGCGAGGGCATCGAGTTTGACGTCCGCAATCAGGACTTTGTCAGCGGCACTCAAACCCTTGCGCGCAAGCCGACGCTAGACTGGGGTGTTAAGACGCCAACCGCTTCGAGTCTTTCAGGCGGCACGATTCGGGACATTTATGTAGGCCCAACCTCGTCCGCATCGGTGAACAGCCTCATTTATCTGACGGCACAGAACAGCGGCGGCGGGTCACAGGATTTTCAGGGCCGTCTTGCGATTGAGAACGTCAAAGGGGCAAATGCCGCATGGCCGATGTTCAGCGGGACGGGCTATGATTCCGCATACGGGGTCAACACGATCGGGGCGAAAACGCCGCAGACCATCGGCGCGCCAGGGCTTCAGCAGACCAACACCTCAACGACCGGCACGCCCAACGTCACGCTGCGCAAGGGGCATGCTACTAACCGCCAGCCGCTTCCAATCAGCTTTGCTAGCCCAGGGACGGCTACCATTCCGCAAGGGCTGGCAGTGGCTGGTGACGTCATCGAAATCACGCAGGAGGGTAGCGCGGCGGTAACGCTCACGCCGTTCTCCGGAGTAACCCTTGACGTGCCCACGGGCTTGAGCGCCACGACGCCAGGGCAGGGGCGCTCGGTTCGCGCACGTTGCCTTGCCACTAACGTCTATCGCGTGATCGGCTAATGGCGAACACACCGATCAAGTTCACCAGCAAGGGCACGGTTGAGGTCAGGATCTCACTTACGCCGCGCACCATCGTGAATTCGGTGATTCGTGGCAATGAGCTTGTCCTGACATATAGCGATGGCGCAATGCAAATCGTGGGTGCAGTGCCGGTGGTCAATCCTGGACCTCCAGCGCCCACGCCTCCACCGACGCCCACGCCTGCTCCTACTCCGGCTCCGGTATTCACGACCCTACCTTCTATCTCGCCAACGTCAGGGCAGGTAGGGACAATCTTTACCGCGAACGACGGTGTCTCGAGCAACACGTCGAGCAAGGCGCGCCGCTGGTTGTTGGGCACGACGGCTATCGGCACCGGAGCGACAGTCACCCCTAGCACGGCGGGACAACTGACGCTTGAGGTAACCGCAACGGGGGTTGGCGGCTCAACTAAGTCGACAAGCGCAGCTGTTGCAGTGGCTGCGGCTCCAGCGCCTACCCCGGCTCCCACGCCGACACCCGCTCCGACTCCAACTCCAACTCCAACGCCGGCCCCCACTCCAACGCCTAGCCCTACTCCTACCCCCACGCCATCGCCTACTCCTACGCCTACTCCTACTCCTACTCCTACTCCTACGCCGACGCCTGCTGTGCAGCCATTTGCGCGAGGCACGGGCGCATCCAGCGGCAATGAAGAAGCCCAGATGAATGCGCTGGACTCTTTCCTCGGGAAGCCGGTCAAGTACCAGCTCGCATTCTTCGATCAGCGTAGTTGGCAGCAGTTCTCCGATAGCATCCCCTACATCCGGGACCAGTTTAAAGGTCACTGGACTATCTGGTCGGTACCGCTCGCCTGCGCCTTCGGCACGCTATCGAACGTAGCGGCAGGCCAGTACGACAGCACGTTTAATGCCTGCGCGGTGGCCATGCTGGCTGCGGCGAATATTGGTCAGCCCGCGAACACCCCCATCGTCTTCCGCTTAGGGTGGGAGATGCAGCTCCTGTTCCAAGAACAGCGCGCATTCGACGGCTCCGATCCGCCTAACCCTGACGCCAACACCTACAAGGCGGCATACCGCCGCGT